GGCTAGGGGGCTGGGCAGGCAGGGTAAGCACGCCGTGTATGCGGCGAGGAAGGGGGAAGCGAGAAGTGCGGATCCTACTGGACTTGGACGAAGTGTTAGCCGACTTTGTGGGCGGGTGTTTGCGAGCCCACGGCTGGACAAAGGCTCAGCTATACGCCGTTCACCGGAAGGGGGACTGGCATATGGCCAAGGCGATGGAGATCAACGAAGGCGACGAGTTCTGGCGGCCGATCCACGCTCTCGGCGAGAAGTTCTGGATCGACCTGGAACCGCTGCCTTGGGCGAAGGCCCTCATCGAGCTAGTCGAACAGTATTCCAAGGACTGGCACGTTGTCAGTTCTCCGTCGCAGTTGGTGGAGAGCTATACCGGCAAGGTCAAGTGGCTCAAGTGGTTCTTCGGTCAGTCGTTCGACCGCTTCGCCCTAACTCCGCACAAGCATGTCTTTGCCTGCCACAACGTCATACTGATCGATGACCGTGAGCAGAACATTCACGACTTTACGGGCAGCGGTGGGTACGGGATTGTCTTCCCGACGCTGCACAATAACCGTTGGCCATTCGCCGATGATTCCCTTCATTACGTTAAGGACAGATTGGAGACTATTTGTGGACCTCGATGACATTGAAGAAATGCGGCGGCAGATTCGTCTCATCAACAACGAGGTAGCCACCGTAACCTACAACATGAAACTCGACGGTATGGTATACTCAGAAAGGCAGATTACCGTATTCAAATCTGTCCTACAGCTTGCGGCAATCGTCGATGAGATTCTAGTCCAACATGAGATTGAAAGAGTCCATAGCAAGAAAAGGGATATGTAAGATGCACCTAACCTACCGCAACGTCAACGACGCCTTCCACGGTTTGGTTAAGGGGATACGCTTAGGAACCAGCGTGATGAGAGGATTCGGCGACCCCCCACTTATACCTACCGTCCGCAAGCCAAGTCGTGTAGGCGACGTGCTTATGGTCGAAGAACCGATGACGATTACCTTTACTCATCCGAAGGAACGAGTCCTGTTCAACCAGGCAAGGGACGCGAATCCATTCTTTCACTTGTATGAAGCACTCTGGATGCTTGCGGGCCGGAACGACATCGCTCCGCTGGATTACTACTCCGGTGGCTATAGCAAGTTCGTGAAGGACGGCGATTCTCCGTATGCCAACGGAGCCTACGGGTATCGGTGGAGGAACAACCCCTACGAAACCTCTAAGCCTATTACAGAAGGAGAGTTTGCTGGTAAAGGGACAATTGAAGGAGCAGAGAACGCCGATCAACTCCGAATCCTCATCGACCACCTCAAAGCGAATCCCGGCAGTCGTCGAGCGGTACTCCAGATGTGGAACGTCGAAGACGATCTGCTCAAGATTGACACGTCGAAAGATGTCTGCTGCAATACTTGTGTCTACTTCTCAATCCGTGAACTTTGGATAGACGATGCTACGAATCAGCAAGCGGCTTTAGCTGAAGTAGAAGGGCATCCAAAGCGGTGCCTAGACATGACGGTGTGCAATCGGTCGAATGATCTCATCCTTGGAATGCTGGGAGCGAACGTCGTCCACTTCTCGATCCTTCAGGAGTATATGGCGAGAGCTATCGGCTGTGAAGTCGGCGTCTATAACCAGTTCACCAATAACATGCACGTCTATACGGAGAACTGGAAGCCTGAGGAATGGCTCGATAGTAGGCCAGAGATTAAGGAGTTGACATCGTCTATTGGAGGGATAGGATTCGACGCTGAAGACGCTGAGATCGAGGAGTTCGTAGAGCGGCATAGCAAGGATGCCTTCGCGGGACGGTATAAATCCCAGTTCCTATATGAGATTGCTCAGCCGTTGTGCATCGCCTTTCATCACCATAAGAACCGGAAGTACGATGAGGCACATGCAGTCCTTAACGTCACTCCAGAATCGGATTGGAAACATGCCGCTAGATGCTGGATTAGTAAGCGTCATGCAGCTTGGGCAGAGAAACATGGATTCGGTAAGGAGAAGGTATGAATTTCAACTGGGAGCAGAGCAGTACGGCACTCTCTGATATGTTTCCACCGCTATGGAAGGCATTGTACGACAAGTGCATCGCCGAAGGCTTTACGGAAGCTCAAGCGATGGAGTTGCTCAAAGTGTTCATTCTCTCGAACGGTACGCCGAGGTTCAGCCTGTGAACTATCCTCCTGTCTTAACAAAGCGTTCCTTCGTCAATAGATTCAGGACTGGTGAATTCGGCAACCGTGGTCCGATGTGGGATACAATAGGCGACTTCCTAGACGACGGTTGTAAGGGACTGATCCATATTCGCAACCGGGTTGCCGGTGGGCCTACCTGGTATGACATTCCAGCGGAGTTAGTTGAGGTTACTTACCGTGACATAACTTTAATGGGTATCCCAGGTAGTCAACTCTACTTCGCGGCGATGGCACCTACGGAGAAAACGGTTTTACAAGGCGAGGTGATCCAAAGCGTCAACGGAATTGAACTTTTCTATACGCAAGTAGCGAAACCGATGCGTGATGCCTTACGCGAAAACGCCAAGCAAATCAGCGGTATACTAGCTCTGGAAACCCTCAAGTTCTTTCTTGACCCTAGCAGCTTTGATTGGATGCAGATTCTTTTGGAACGCTATGAGGGACACGTAATTGAGTTTAGCACCTATGGCTGCTGCTGGGGCACAATACCGAATCGGAACACGGTCGTGTGGGAAGTAAGGATGTACTGATGAACCCAACGGATTATCAAAAGCAGGCCGAGCGTACTGAGTGTGATCAGGACAAGGCTAGTAGACGACGTGCTGACCTAGACGATCCAAAGCGTACTGCAACCCGCCTGGAGCATGCGGCAATCGGCCTTGCGGCGGAAGCAGGTGAAGTGCTATCCCTCATCGAGAACTGGATTTACTACGGACAAGACCTCGACGTACTCAAGATGAAGGAGGAGCTAGGAGATTGTTGTTGGCGTATTGCTGAGGCTTGCAATGCTCTGGGTCTAGACTTCGGTGAAGTCCTAGCTGCGAATAACCGCAAGCTGAAGGTACGCTTCCCAGAGGCGTATAGCGATACCGCTTGTAAGCGTGAGAACCGTGACCGAATAGCAGAAAGGAAGGCCATCGAAGGAGAAGGACCACTAGCGGATTACCTAGATGTCAAGGAACGAGTAGCCAAGCGACGAGCGGCAGATGAGGAGGTACGTAGACGCAACACCGATATCTGTGACTAGCCTACTGCACGCAGCCGTAACCCAAGTCGTAGAATCAAGGAATTAGAAGATGCCTCAGGTTACGACCGAGCCACAAGCCATCCGTCCCTACCTATTTCATGGAGTTGACCTTACCTATCGCGACGGTGCAACGGAAGCTGTAGGAGAGTGCCCGTTTTGTGCGAAGAATAAGTTCTATGTTTCGCTGGAGACAGGAGAGTACCAGTGCAAAGTCTGTGCGACCGGAAATAAGAATGGTGGAGGGAACGCGGAGATCTTCCTCCGTAAGTTGCACGAGAATAGTAATGGTCATGGTCTCCCCGAGTTAGCGAAGCACCGCCGGATTGATCTCGCAACGCTCCACGCCTGGAAAGTAGCCACGTCTCACACCACCCGCGATCCGATTGTCCCCGGATACTACGCCTTCAGCCGGGACATCGGTCAACTCTACCGCTACGTCAAAGATCGCAAGACTGACAAATTCAAGCTGCTTGCTACCCCAACGATGGAGCAGCAGTTGCACGGACTGAACCTATTCGAAGACTCCAAGCCCATCATTTACTTGTGTGAAGGGCCGTGGGACGCGATGGCGTTGTGGGAGGTGCTGAGTAAGACCAAACGGCTGGAGGGACGACTCACCGGAACCAGTCAAATGGAGCACAGCCTCCTTGCCGAGGCGAATATCATTGCGGTTCCCGGTTGTTACACCTTTATGGAGAAGTGGGCTAGGCTCTTTTCGGATAAGATCGTTTGTCTGATGTACGACAATGACTATCCCAAGAAGAATCCGCAAACTGGAGCGGTGATTGAATCACCCGGTTTCTTTGGTATGAAGAGGACCGCCGCGATTCTCAGTTCATCGAATCGACCACCAGCGGAAATCCGCTATCTCAACTGGGGCGGAGCCGCCGGGTATAATGAGGAGTTCCCCGATGGATGTGACGTTCGTGACTTCCTCCAGCTAGGCGAAAATAAACTAGCTCAACTTCAATTGCTACTCGATCGAGTTGAGGAGGTTCCCAAGGAGTGGTGGAACACCGTAAAGAGAGGAAAAGTGGTGACCAAAGAGAAGGAACCGAATGAAATCCAGTGCAAGGAATGCAAGACCTATAAGGAGCTGACGACCGCCTGGCGTAAAGCAATGAAGTGGATTGATGGGCTGGATCATGCCTTGGCCGTCATGCTCGCTAGTGCGATTTCCACAAGGAGTATTGGCGACCAGCTATGGATCAAGGTCATTGGCCCTGCGGCCTGCGGGAAGTCCACCTTGTGTGAAGCTCTGAGTGTTAACAAGAATCGAGTCTTAGCCAAGTCAACGATCCGTGGATTCCACAGTGGCTTCAAGACTTCCAGTAATGACGCCGAGGACAATAGCCTCATCAGTATGCTGTACAACAAAACCTTGGTGACGAAGGACGGGGATACGCTCCTACAGTCACCGAACCTTGGCCAAATCCTCTCCGAAGCCCGAGACCTGTACGACAGCACCAGCCGGACGCACTACCGCAATAAAGCGTCGAAGGACTACCAAGGGGTCCGGATGACGTGGATCCTTTGCGGTACGAGTTCGCTACGGTCCATTGACGCCTCGGAACTCGGCGAGCGGTTTATTGACTGCGTGATTATGGAGGCCATCGACCCGGACCTGGAGGACGAGATTCTGATCCGTAAGGCACTCCGGGCGGAACGGGACGTAGGGATCGAATGCAACGGCGACCCACGTAGTCAGTACGGCGAAGAGTTGGCGGAAGCGATGGCCTTGACGGGAGGCTATCTCGAATACCTTTGTGAGAATACGGACCTACGCCTGGAGGACCGATCCAAGATTGTCAGTCGGGCAGGCTACCTTCTCTCCAAGGTGGTGATGCCAATGGACCAGATCGAACGGTGCATTCGCTTGGGGAAGTTCGTGGCTTATATGCGGGCCAGGCCTTCGATCAAGCAAGAAGAGTCGGCGGAGCGAGAGTTTGGTACTCGGTTGGTCAGCCAGATGGTCCGTTTGGCAAAGTGCCTCGCCGTGATCCTCAATCACTCCACGGTCACGGACGAGGTGATGGCCCGAGTGACCAAAGTGGCCCTGGATACCGCTCGGGGCACCGGGATGAATATTATCCGCTACCTTCATAAGTGGGGAGAGGATGGAGCCGAAACGGATGGAATCGAAATCCGGTGCAATCTGGAAACAACGGAGTGCCGGAAGATGCTCCGCTTTATGAAGCAAATCGGTTGCCTGGAACGGTTCGAGACCACCCCACCAAAGCGCAGGATTCGTTGGAGGCTCACTAAGCGGATCCGTAGCCTTTACGAAATGGTCACTGCGGACGCCCTCAGCGGTACTTAGAGTTCGCCCCACCCGAAAGATTCTATGGGATCCCTTTGGGCTAGGCTTGGTCGTTAGGTGGGGGTGGGCTAGTACCCACCCCGGTCGGTTAAAACCAAGCCTGTGGCCAGCTAGAGGGTTTATAAGCTAAGCTATAGGTTGGGGTAAGGCTTTAGGTTACGGGTATTACATGGATTACACGGAAAAGTTAGCCATCGTAAATAGGCGGACGCCGGGGGAGTGGACAGCAGCGAATGGAGTTGTGCTTGGTGATGGGATGGTTCTCGCCGACTGTTCCCATCGGGTACGCCGTCACGGGGATGAGACAGGCGAGCAAAACGCCGCAGCCATCTGCACCGCCGTCAACCACTTCGCCGGGGCGGTGGAGCGGATCGCGGAGTTGGAGCGGCGTCTTGCTGTCATCGAAGCCGAATGCGAAAGACGCGGAAACGAGAGATTGGCAGCACTTGGTCGGCTCAGCGAGATGGAGAAACGGCTTTACAAGGAAGTTGACGCGGCTTGGTGCGACGGAAAGAAAATGGCGGGACGCCGTGACGGCAGCTAAGCTCCGCAAGATGGCGATGTTCCTCAAGTTCTTCGCGTTCATGCTCGACCGCTGGGCCGACGAAATGGAAGCGAAGCCAAGGCGGAAAAAGGTGCGGCGAAATGAATCTTAAAAACGCAGCGAAGGTGGTCAGGGCGTTCCTGTTGTTGCGCGACGAGATCGACCAAGGCGATTTGACCGACGGACAAAAGCGGCGGATCACGGAAGCCCGGTTACTTCTGTTTGACGCACTTGGAATGCCGTCGCAGGCGGAGATCAAAGAGTTCATGGACATAATGTCCGAACCAGAGAAAGGCGGGTGAGGGGGTGGATGGTCCATTCGAGTTTATCCACAGGACAACCGGCGAGACGATGGCCAAGTTCGCCGACGTACCGACGATGGTAATCCACGTCGAAATGATGCTGTACGAAGCGCAGATAGTTGATGCCCGGCTCGCGGAAGCGGAGCGGCTGTTGCGGGAGTGGAAAGCGTTAGGTTCATGTGGACCAATGCAAGTAGCCCCAATGATAGTGGCTACCGACAAGTTTCTGGAGGCGAAATGACCCACACCGAACTTGAAGCCATCCGGCGGCGGGTGGCTAAAGTGCATGATGATTTTGGGATGGGGGGCCGAATCAAGCCGAGTACGACCGGGAAATGCTGCTGCGGTTGGTGGATGCGTTGATTGCGGACAGGATATACCGGGATTGCGGCGGCAACTACGTCGTGTGCGTCGGCGATTCTGTTCATCAACTAGGTAGCCGTGAGACCGCTGAGGCGGCCCTGCTGGAGTCGCTGGGATGAGCAAGCTATTCCAGATTTACGAGGACGATCTAGCCGAACTGGAGCGGACTCTGCCGGACGTGCTGAGCCACATTTATCCGCACTTGGATAACCGGCTCCGCGTGCAATTCCGTCGGCTGCAAACGATCGTGCAAAACGTGCGGTGGAACTATGGCCCGCCGTCGCAGGTGGAGTTGCTGGGAGGGACCGATGGCTAAACCTCTTGACTGCGGAGAACGGTATTGGTGGGAGCAAAGCGAGGGACCGATGACAAGTAAGAAAACGCTGGGGCAGATTGCCCTTGAAGCATTGTCGCCGATCGCATGGGGCCACGAGGCGGACTGGCAACACGATGTCACCGACCACATGAAGGAAGCGTGGGAGCGTGCCGCCGCTGCCGTGGAGGACGAGGTATTGCGGCGGCTGGCGGAAAAGACGATGCCGGACAAAGCCGCGATGGACCGGCTGGTGGAGGAATCGAAGCGGAAGCGGAGGACCGATGGCAAGTGACTGGATCGACACGGCGGCGAGAGACGCGTTGTTGTACGCGAAGGGCATCAGGCCGGAGGAAGAGATTGCCGAGGTTGCCGCGATCATCAGGCGGCACTACGAGTCGGCGGCGAAGTGCCCCAAGTGCGATGGAACAGGATGCGGCCAGTGGTCAGACGCTGATTGCTCGCGGTGTCGTGGTAAGGGAAGGATTGTGCCGTGACGGATGCTGACCAAGCCTATTTGCTGATCTGGTTTACTATCGCATTCGCTTATGTGATTGGTTTCGTTATGGGGAGACTAAGCCATGACGAATGAAATGCTTGCGGATTTGGAAGAGATGGTACGGAAAGTGGAAACAGGTTGGACAGGAAATGAAGTTGCTCTTCGTTGGCTGCTCGGAGAGTATAAGCGGATGAGTAAGATTCTCGAAGGTGCCTTAGTGATTACTAGACCGGATGACGGCGTAAAGATCGAAGGTCCAATATTCGTAACGGATTCCAAAGGGAATACGTGGACGCTAGACGCCAGAGATGGAGAGTAGCCTAAGCCCCTATAGAGATACCTTACTACAGTAGTAGTTATAGTAGCGCACCTAGCCGTAACTTTGTTATAATTGGCTAGGGGGGGTTGGGGCAATGCTTGCCGACAAGTATTTTATAAAATATTTTCCCGTGTGAGGAGTGGTCAATGACAGTACTCTACACCGTAGCCATCGTGGTGGTCGTGGGACGGCTTGTTGGATTTCTCTGGACTACGGTAGACGAATGGCTAGGCTATAATCCCGTAGAAGAGAGGAAGCGGCTGAAGAAGAGTAATGAAATCGTTGCTGGAGGAGTAATGGCGAGTCCCATAGCTCGAATGCCGATAGTTGGCTACTGGTGTTTCTCTTGTAAGGCTTATACGAGTGGAACGCCGCTCCGATGTGAAGATTGTGATGGCAGTAGGCAACCTGGACATAGTGATAGACCTGTTGGCCCTTGTTGTATTTGCGGGCGGCGTATCTGTATTCGGTTCCGTAATGGCAAGTTCTTCTGCACTGAGCATTGGAAGGCTTATGTTGAGCCGGATACTTACAAGCGGGGAGATCGAGTCGTTGTTCGAGTTGATGCAGTAGGGTGCGATTCAGAAAAAACCTAGCAATGGGTACGATCGAGCGGTAACGCTCTAGCCACTGTACGAAAGGTAAGTTGGATCATCTAGCAGAGAAAGGTTAAAGCAATGGAGCGGCGGGAGTTTCTGAAGTTTGTTACGGGTACAGCGGTTGCTAGTGTGCTACCTAGTCTGCCGGTTCCTGTAGAGGCTGTAGAACCGATTTCTCATGCGTCATTTGCTCTTGGTAGGATTCCGTTTCCTGTAATGCACATCCCGTTCAAGGAGTTGGTAAAGGAACAGAGCCTGCCGAAGGTGGAAGGGTATATGCTAGGCAGGCTTGAAGTCAATTACCGGACCTTCATGGTAACGCTTGGGTATCAGCCGAAGGTAGAGAAAACGGTGATGCAGGATATGATAGCTGTGAAGGTGGACTTTAAGGACTACTCGCAGATCACTGCCAATGTGCCTAGGTGTAGTGGGATAGAGAATCAAGTTCCCCTACTAGGACTAGAGCTTGGAGAAACGTGATGGAACGTAGAGACTTCTTGAAGTTGGGAGTAGGGGCGGCTGTAGCGGCTTTGCCTGTTGCTGCTGTGGTAGATGAGTCTGCTAGGTTAGCGACAGCAGCTGGAGAAACAATACTTAATCTGCCTAATGTTATGAAGGATAGCATTGGAGAGAATGCTAGGATTCTTGAAACGAGGTATGTTGATGGGGAAGTTCAGTTTCTGATTGACTACTTGCATCAGAGGGTAACTGCTCTGGTGATTAAAGGAAAGAACCAAGGCAGGTCGTATATGAAGACGTTCGATGAGCTTATCGAGAACAAAGGAATCCTGATTGACAATTGGGACGGAGAAGCTTGTACTCTCCGTGAGGAGACGGAGTTTGTGCATTTCGTGGGTTAGTGCTAGTACCTATTATTGTTGAAGCGAGTAATCGGTTTATGCCAAGATCAAGAATTATTGATACAAGTGTGAAACGTGGGCCGAATAAGAAGGAGATTACAAGGCTCAGTGCGGACCAGCAATTGTTCATCGAGGCAGTGTTGGCGGATAAGGATTTTAGTCCCAGTAATGCCTGTAAGACTTTGGGATTTAAGAATCCGCATCAGCGTGCTCAGCGGTTTATCAACAACCCAATAGTAGAGCGAGCGTTGTCGAGGAAGATCGCTGAACGGGCTTGGCAGTTTAAGCTTGACAGTCCTAGACTAATAAAGGAACTACTGAGTATCGGCCTGTTTAATCCGCAGGAGATGTTCGACGCCAACGGCGAAGTCATCCCCATCGAGAAGCTGCCTGTCCATGTTGCTAGGGCCTTACATGTCGAGGTATCGTATATAAGGGATAACGAGACTGGCGAGGTCCATGCGAAGACTCACATGCGGCCCCTAGCGAAGCTTGAGTCCCTGCACTTGCTGGCGAAGCATATTGGCATGCTCGACGATCACAGCACGGTTGACGTAGAGCAGACGGTAAAGTTTGACTGGGCGAGCTATATGAACGGTGACAAGGATGTACCCGACAACCTCGCGAAGCTCATCGAGAATCCTACCTCCGCAGCCTACCATACTGGAGAGATTATTGACTCTCCTACACCTCCTAATGGTCTAAAAGAAGAACCTGAAGAGCCTTAGACGCAGCTAGAAGTGATGACCTAGTTAATTATTCCACGAGGTAACAATGGCTGCACCTACCAACTACTGCCCTACTCAGGAGGAGATACGGGCAATCTGTGAACAGATTCAGCAGGAATGGTCTGAAGCGGAGCGATACCGGCGCACGGTCCATAAGCTGCCGAAGTTTGTCGAGATGGTAGTCTGTAAGACTCGCCACTCGACGGGAGTCCCAGTGGACTACTCAACGATGAGGAGTACTTGTGACAATTGCAGGGATGATGCCTAAGTCTACGAAGCCCACTAGTAGACTCAAGGTGAATGATACTGCCCAGATGAAGTTTGATCGCGAGAACCCCATTGCCTTCTGTAAACGGTTCTGGCCTCATATTGACCTCTACACCCCGCAGCGGGAAATCTTCTATAGTCTTCGCGACAATCGTATTACGGTAGTCCCTGCCGGCAATATGTTGGGTAAAGATTTTGTCGCTGGTCTAGCGGTGCTGCACTTCTTCCTCACTCGCAAGCCATGCCGGATACTGACGACCTCGGCGAAGGACGATCACCTGCGAGTGCTGTGGGGAGAGATTCACCGGTTTATCAATGAGTCCGTAATCCCGATTGACAGTACTCGGGGTGGGCCGATCCATATTCTAGGGCGAGAGCTACGGAAGATTGATCCGGCCAACAGGGAGACGCTCGCTCTCAACTATGTCATTGGCCAGGTCGCCAATCCGCAGAATGAAGCGGCTCTCCAGGGTCACCACGACCCCATACGAGATCCGCTGATTCCTCGGACCCTCTTTGTCGGCGACGAAGCCTCCAGTCTAGCCGACATGTACTACACGATGTGCAGCACCTGGGCTACCCGCATGCTGATTATCGGCAATACCTGGGACTGCCGGAACTTCTTCTATAAGGCGATTGAAGGAGACCCAGAGAACAACGACCCAGGCGGCGACCTGAAGAACGAGATCGGCAAAGGCTACTATCGCAAGGTCATACGCATCAAGGCCGAGGACAGCCCGAACGTACAGTTCGCGAAGTCGCAAGAAGAAAAGGGACTACCGGTCACTGGGGAGATGATCCTACCCGGAGTTCTACCCTACGATGAATACCTCACGCGGAGAAAGTATTGGGAGAAGCCTCGTCAGTGTGTCAGCCTCGACGCGGAGTTCTATAAGGGGGTGGAGAATCTGCTATTCCCACCCGATTGGCTGGATATTGCACAAAAGCGAGCCAAGGAGATTCCACCGGAGGCTCACCGCAAGCTGGAGAAGTATCTCGGCATTGACCCAGCAGAAGGCGGGGACAGTAGTGCGTTTAGTGTGATCACTCAGCTAGGCCTCGTCGAGCAGGTTTCCATCAAGACTCCTGTCACCACGGATGTGATTGTCAAAGCGATGGCCTTGATGGCACGGTACAATATCAAGCCAGAGAATGTCGCCTTTGACCGAGGCGGTGGTGGTACGCAATTAGCGGATATGATGCGAGCCCAAGGAGCGATTGTACGCACGGTCGCCTTTGGCGAAGCCGTGAATATTGAGATGCGGCGCAACCCGGTCCTCTTCACGGAACGTAAGGACCTGATTGAGGAGCGGTATAACTACAAGAACCGCCGAGTACAGATGTACCACCTCCTCAGTATGCTCCTGGACCCGATTGGGAATCCGAATGGATTCGGCCTCCCCGGATGCTACGGAGAGCTACGCCGTCAGCTCAGTCCTTTCCCCAAGAAGTGGGATGAAGAAGGTCGGCTCTACCTCCCGCCGAAGCACAAGAAAGACCGGGATAGTACCACGCAGTGCCTGGCCGATATAATAGGGTGTAGCCCCGACGAAGCCGATTCGCTGGTCCTAGCCGTCTTCATTATGACCTACCCAGAGAAGAAGCTACGAGCAGGGAGTTTGTTCTCTTCGTTACCAAGTTACTAAACGGGACGCAGCTTGTAAGGAGACAGAGAGAGCGATGGCTAGATTCGTTGAAGTAGAGGCAGTTGGTGTGCGGAATGGGATGCCGGTTCTGAATTGTGGGGGAAAGGGTGGCAAGCCTGGACCTTGTCCTACCACTGGGGGTGGGAAGGGTAAAGGCAAGGCTGGGGGTGGTAAGGGTGGCAAAGGCTTTGCCTCCAAGATGTCCGACTCCGAGCTAGTCTCCAAGTTGAAAGTAGCCACAAAGGTACTGGATGCGAAGATGCAGACTTGGCTTCGCATGGAAAAGGGACCAGCCAGGGATAAGCTGGACAAGGAGATGGAGCCGTTGATGAAGGTTCAGGGAGCGATGCACACGGAGCGAATCAATCGGCAACTCTCTGTGAAGGGCGAAAAGGTGAAGAAGAAGATCTCTGAGGGTGGAGCTGGTCTAGGACTAACTACTCCTCCGATCTCCTCTGCCCAAGCCAGTAAGGTTTTGAAGGGACTGGGCAAACGCCGCTAAGATCTTTACGGAGGAACATATGGCTAAGTTTGTACCAGTCGAAGTAGTAGGCACAAATGGCAAAGTGCCCATACTTAATTGTGGGGGCAAAGGCGGGAAGCCGGGACCATGTCCGCTACCAGGAGCAGGGAAGAAGACCTTCGACGTTGGGAAAAGCTTTTATGCAAAGGACAAGACACCAACGGTGAGTCCGGCTCCTGGTATTATTATCAAGCTCAAGAACAAAGCAGTTGCGAAAGCCTATGAAGCTTCCAAGGACAAGATCGCTGAATTGGACAAGGCCCAGAAAGCAACGGCAGCCAAGTATCAGGAGTTGAAGAAGGACAAAGCCTATGCCTCTTCCTCGGCTGGTAAGAAAGAATTGAGTAAGCTGGCCAAGCTACATGATGCTCAGTATGGAGAATTGTCAACCACGATCGGTCGAGTAGAGCACCCTCCAACCAAAGCCTCTAAGAAACGGGATGCTCAAATAGAAGCGGATATCAAGGCTCGTGGAGAAGAAGCGGTGGGCCGTGATATGGACAAGAAAATCAAGGCTAGTATGAAAGCGGCTCTCACGCCGAAAGCGTATAAGAAGAACTATGATGTTTGACCCTCGCAGCCAAAGTGAGGGGCTAGAATGCCAGAGACAAACGGCAACGGTTCCAACGGCAATGGACATGCCGATACTCTGAACGACGATACCCGCGACAAGTCTAGTTCGCCTGAAGGCTCACGGAAGCTAAACCCCGACTCCGTACGCATGGTCCTTAATGCCATGATGTCGAGGAAGGACTGGCTCAGAAGCATAGGCGACCCACGGCGTAGTATCGACGATGAGTGCGGTTATCCCAAGTCGGTAACGGCACCAGAATACTACCGTCACTACGACCGCGATCCCATCTGTGCTAGGGTTGTCCAGGTACTCCCCAAGGAGTCCTGGCAAGTCTCCCCCGAAGTCTATGAAGACGAAGACTCCGAGGAAGTCACCCCATTCGAGGAAGCCTGGGATTCTCTAGGCTCAAGTCTCCTAGGCGAAGACTCCAAGTACAAGTCCGAAGAAGGCAACCCCATCTGGGAGTACCTCCGCCGTGCGGACATCCTTAGCGGCATCGGTCACTACGGTGTACTGCTGCTTGGCCTCGATGACGGCGACGATCTCAGCAAGCCTGCCAAGAAGAAGAAGGACCAGAAGCTCCTGTACCTCCGTGCCTTCGACGAGTCGATGGCGGAGATTACTCAGTTCGAGTCCGACGTTAGCAGCCCACGCTTCGGTCAGCCGGTCATGTACAACATCACGTTTAATGACCCCAGGGGAGCCGAGCAGTCTGGCGTTGGCAATACCCAGGCGACGAAGAATGTCCACTGGACCCGCTGTGTCCATATCGCCGACAACCTAGGCTCCAACGAAATCTTCGGTCATCCGCGTATGAAGCAGGTCTTCAATCGCTTGATGGACCTCCAGAAGCTCTACGGCGGCTCCGCCGAGATGTACTGGAAGGGAGCGTTCCCCGGCATCTCATTCGAGCAACTGCCGCAGTTCATGGATGCCTCAATCGACGTTGCGGGATTGCGGGACCAGATCGAGAACTACCAGAACGGTCTGCAACGCTGGCTCGCTCTTGCTGGGCTTAGTGCCAAGCCGCTTGGCACCCAAGTCGTAGACCCCACCCCGCAGATCAACACGCAGATCGAGTCGATATGTATCCAGATCGGTTGCCCCAAGCGAGTCTTCATGGGCAGCGAACGCGGTGAACTAGCAAGCAGTCAGGACGACTCGGCATGGAACGATCGGCTACGGGAGCGTCAGCAGAAGTACATCACGCCTAGGATCATCGTGCCCTTCGTTGACCGCTTGATCAACCTAGGCATCCTCCCAGAGCCGGAAGAGTTCTTTGTCAAGTGGGGCGACGTAGACTCTCCCAGCGACTTAGACAAAGCTACCCTCACGCAAACTCGCATGACCGCACTGACAGCCTACCTCTCTGGTGGTGGCGAGCAGCTCATATCGCCGATCGACATCTTTATCATGATGGGCTTCACGGAAGAGGAAGCGATCCAGCTCGTCGAGTCTGCCCAGGAGTACGTTGACGATAAGCAGATGGACGAACTCGAAGATCAGGCGGATATGATGGAGATGGGCCTAGCCGAAGAGCCGAGTGCCATGCTGCCGCAAGACACCGAGAATCCACCGCTGGGTGGTGCAGGCGGCGGTTTCCCCGGCGGTCCCAAGCCACCGATGCCTCCTGGCACGCCTAAACCGCCAGGTACTCCCAAGCCTCCCACCGGTAACGCCAGGCCCTGGCTAGACGCAATGGAGCAGACGTGGAACAAGCGGTCCCATAGCTACTGGGCTCCAGCGAAGGGCAGACTGCCTACCAACGATTCCCTACCTTCCGTCAAGAAGCTACTAGCCAAGGTCACAGATAACCTCCAGCTAGAGGAAGTACAGAATCCGCTGGAACGCGAAGCTAGAAAGGCTTGGCTAGACAACTTAGAGTATGCTCTCAATCGCCGCTCTAAGGTGCTGTGGATGCCTATACCTTCGCTGCCCAAACCGCCGGTAGTCAACGCAGATACACTACTACTTCTCAAGAGAGAGCGTCGGCATAGGCTTCTGGAGTTCAAGCCTGCGACTACCGAATGGATTTCTCTTCCTCTCTACAACGTCTTCTGTGCTACGGGCAAGGGTGGCGGCATTAAGGCAACTTGCGGTAGTGGCGCAGCTGGTGGCGCAACGAAGAGCAGAGGTGCTAGGGGGGCCAAGGGAGTCAAGGAGGCAGTAGCTGGAGCAAAGGGTGGAGTGGACGAAACGGGTTCCGGTCCAATGGGTCCTCGACCTCCCAAGGTGCGCGGCAAGCCTAGTTCGCCTTACGGCTCACGTAAGCCCTCTCGCACGCTAATGAAGAATCCGAACCTGGAGAAGGATGAAGCAAAGGAAGCCAAGGCAAAGGCAGCGGCGGAGAAGAAGGTAGCGGAAGATAAAGCCAAGGCCAAGGCGGATGGCACCGCTCGCACCAAGCTGAACAAGTCGAAGCTTGCGCAGGAAGTGGTAGCTCCACCGCCTCCAGGAGCTTCCTACAAGCCGAACGTTGAGCACGATAAGAACAAGGATGGTATCACCGATCACGCGAGAGTCGGGGTTGGAGCCTTCGACGTCCCGCCACCACCTCCGCTCAAGCCAATGCCTGGGCTGACGCACCGTGAACGGCGGGTGGAGAAGAAGTTCATGGATGCCTACAACAAGGATCCAGACGGGATGGCTGCAGAGTTCTATAAGCAGGTAATGGAGAAGGCTGCTAAGACGGGTGATCCACCGACGTTTGGCACCGATGACGCAAAGGCTCTCTCCTCGGCCTGGTCCAATGATAAAACACCGTTGGCTCAACGAGCCCAAAACCGGGCAACCCTGAATGTCGCACTCCACGGCACCGCGAATGCTCTAGCCAAGCGTGCCTTTGTGCAACACCTGAACACCCTCAAGCCGGGAGACGAGGTGTTGGTCACGGTTGGTGGCTGCGGTGCAGGCAAAGGCTATGCCCTTGATAACGTTCCAGAAGCCCTCGCTCTTAAGAAACAGGCCAAAGCCGTATGGGACTCGGCCGGAGACAACAACGCGATCGAGAATCCGTGGGTGCTCAAGGAGGCGGAGAAGCGTGGGCTCAAGGCCAACTACGCCTTTGTCAACGCCGACCCGAAGACGCAATGGGCCCACCCGAAGCGAGGTGTGGTCAAGCGTGCGGCTGATCCAAAAGACGGTCGGATGGTGGACGCTGCCGTATTCGCCGACTCCTACGCCATCGGTATCAAGAATCATGAGGCTTTCTACCAGGCGAACAAGAATAACAAGAGTGCCAGCTTCGTCTTTCTACAGAACGGGGATAAGCCACAAAAGCTTGACGAGATCCCCCGAGAGATGCTCAGCCTCAACCGCCACGAGCTGAAGAAGTTCGCCTCGGAAACCGTCAAGCTCTCCGGTGCTCCAGATCACGTGGTTCGTGGTGCTAATATCCACGAGCGTGCTTGGGATGACTAAAGAACCTTGCCCAAAGCCTAAACTGTGACTCGGCAAATCTAAGGAGAGTCCGATGGCTAAGCAATGGAAGGTGATTCTCAAGCGGGACAAGTGGCTGCGAGAGTTAGACCGAAGGTATCGCCGAGAGTTAGCCAGAAGGAATCTACGCCAACGCTATGCCAAACAGGAGGAAAGAAGAAATGGCTAAGACAAAGCCTGAGCCTGAAGAAGACACACCAGACGCTGAGCCTGCTGAGGAGCCTGAAGAAGATACCCAGACAATGGAGGAATGGTTCAAGGAGGAGCGGGATAGCTTCAACGACTTCTGTTCCCAGGTCTCCAGCAGTCCCTATCTTGTGGATACGGAAGAGGGACCTTCGCCACCGCTCAACAAAGACGGTTCCCTCAAGGATGGAGGGGTCGAGGAGGCTGAGGCTGATGAGTCTAAGGAATCTCAGCCGAAACCTACAAAGAATGTTTGGGTCCCTCTAGCTAAGTTACACGAGGAGGAGTAAATGACCACGCCAAATGAATCTGGGGAGCATCTTCCAAGAGTGCACAAGCCGAAGAGTGTGGTCACCATGCTCCGCTTCAAGTCCAGGGCCAAGCGATACGCTTCAAGAAAGGCAACGGACTTCTACACGGAACGGGGCACGAATCACACACCTAGTCCGGCAGAGATCCGCCGGGTCTGCCTGGAGATACAAGCCGAGTGGACGGAGCAGGAAAGACGCTCTAGGATTGCCCAGGATCTAAGCGACGAGTATCTCATTCCCACCATCAAGCCTATCGCGATGTCAAGAGGCAGAGGCTGGATACGCCTCTAGCTGCAAGGAAGCTTAACTATGCCTTGGGTAAATATGGGACGGTTAGGGTGGGAGTCTATCGGTTTGCCCATATCTAACGTCTTCTGTAAAACTGGTAAGGGTGGGGGTAAGAAGCCTGATTGCAAATTAGGGGCTAGAACGAGAGCGGATGACGCTTCAAAAGAACATGCATACATTCTGTCAGCTGGTTCAGGAATGAATGCCCATATGCAAAAGTACACTCTATCTAAGAAAGCAGCAGCACTCAAGAACAGTAAGGAGTGGCAGACCTTAAAGAAGGCCGCTCCTGGTAGAACGGACGATGAGTTGGATGATCTGCTGACCTCTATGGATGGATTACGAGCTGGCTCCTATGTGGCAATAGGTAAGCTGGTACGCACTAAGTCTAACAACGTCGGGTATGCAGGACGAGGGGCGAAACTCGCTAGTGATGTAAACCGTCTTATCAAGAAGTATGGATTAACAGGTAAGGCATTTGATATAAAAGGCGGAGTTGCTGTGATCAGGGAAGAGAATCTAAAACACCCAGATGTTAAGAAGTTCCTTTCCTCAGCGGGTAAGACTACTTGGGTCGATCGACCGGGTATTTACGCCGCTATGTATTCTGGGGAGAAAATAACCTCCTCAGAGAAGCGGTTGCTAGGTAAGTGGCTGGGGTACGATCCCAAGAGGACAGAGAAATACGTGGCGGGAGGTTAGACTAATGGACGTTACATCACTAGAGCAAGAGCAGAAGGGCGAACTCATCGAGTCCATCCTCGACGGCATCTCAGACAAGTGTGACGAAGAAGCAAACAAGTTCAACTCATCGAGAGAAGCCGGTCCTTACACAAGGAAGTTAGTTGGCTACGTCTACAATAAAGAGCTATGGAGAAACGAAGGCCAGTACGCTCTTGCCGACGCCTTCACTCAAGTCTTTGCAATGCTAGACGCTGGCAAGCCCTTCTGGCAAGAGGAAGAACTTGCTCAGCATCTCCTTCGCGGCAGAGCCTAGTTCGACAGAGTCTCACGAGGTCGTGTTTAATGCCAATTCAAACATGCCGTGTCAACGGCAAGCGTGCCTACCGCTGGGGCAAGTCAGGCAAGTGCTACCGCAAACGCTCCCAAGCCGTCGCTCAAGCCAGAGCGGCTTACGCCAACGGTTACACGGGAAACTTGGGGAACGTGGAGGCATACTTTCTAACGGCTCCCCTGGCCCATAGTAGCCAGCCGTGGCTAGGGGCGGACGGTAAGCCGGTTTCGACCCAAACGCCCATCCGGCCAGGGAGAAGCCTTAAAACCAATCGTGGTAAGCCTGGCTCGCCTAAAGTCTCACGCGGTAAGCCTAGCTCGCCTGGTAAGCCCCCACCCCGTAAGCTCGTCAAGCCTAGCGTCTTACGCCTGGACCCCACCAAATCGGCTACCCTACGCCGTGAGTTCAATGCCGAACTGACTCGACGCTTCCGCATGTTGAAGCAGCGACTCCGCCAGCTAGTCGTTGTCGAGGATGCCTTCGGTCTCAAGCCGGTCTCCATGAATCCGTTTGTTGGAAATGCGACAAGTCTAGTCAGCCCATTGGCTAACGCTTTCTGTCCTACCGGTAAAGGTGGTGGTATTGATCCGACGTGTAGTGGCGGCGGAGAAAAGCTGTCCATAACTCCTGATGCTGAAGGGAACTACGGTTTCTACCACGGCACTTCTACGTCGCACCTTGACAGTATTATGCGTGACGGCTTGAAGGTGAGTAAGGGTGTACAGCGGTCCTTCCAATCCGAGCCAGGGTCCAAGAACTTCTATGAAGGCCCACGAGGCGAAAGAGTCTACGTCACCTCTGATTATGAAGCGGCGCAGAACTACGCCGAAACCCGCTCCAGAGAGGTTGGCGGCGATCCTGTTATGCTGCTCTACCACGTCCCAAAGAAAGCATTCGATTCTTTCACGAAGGATACTGAGGATGATCGGGGAGCTTTCGGCACGAAGGAGTTGAAGCGGGAATGGATGGAGTGGGCTGTAAAGCTGGACATCTACGGGGACGGCTACGACGATAAGACTCTGTATGAGAAGGGGAACCGCTATCGGAAACCAGTGCCGTACAAGCCGGTTGGCAATGAGCAGACTAGGAAGCTGTATGTTGTAGTGTTTGTGAATCCGTTCGCGCAGAATTCCGCTGGTTCCAATTGCGGTATCGGTCCTGGAGGTTTCCAACCGGGGAACAAGTGTGCAGCGGGTGGAGGCTCCGTTGCTGCCAGATTCGCCGATATGCCGATCGGTAAGGCAACTTCCAAGGAAGCCAAGCAGTGGAGAAAGAGGCACCAAAAGGATTATGACAACGATAAGGAGTTTCAGGCAGTTGTTGATGGTGTGACGGCGTATGCACAGGGTGGCTATCACATCGTCCGTGCTTACACGGAGAAAGCAGCCACTGGTAAGATGTCCTCTTACTACAAGGACAACGAGGCGCATTGGGAGACTCTTCCCGGAATCTCTGGCGATTATATGTCAGCCCATGATAAGACTTATTTTGAAGGGCAAGCTGCGGAAGGTGACAAGAGAATCCGTTACTCCAGAGCGGAGGTTGGTCGAGCAATCACGAAGGCAATCCACGAGTCTCCTCCGATCAACAAACCACTCTATCGCGGGGATCTCTCGTATATTGCTGCTCGGAAAGCTCTCGAATTAAAGCCTGGCGATCCGTTCGAGTTGACTGGGGCAACGAGCTTTACTACGGATGGAGATTTTGCGGAGAAGTGGTCACGAGGACAGGCTTCTGGGCAGCGGAAAGAACGGAAACCTCGGCGAGAGGGTCTAGTAATTGAGGTGGTCAATGGAGCTAAGGGATTGCCCATTGCTGCTCTTAGTCCGTGGGATCAGAAGGAGGTCCTCACCTCGGGGAAGTTTATCGTCAAGGAAGTGAGGAAGATCCATGACCAAAGAGCCCACATTGTCCTGGAGCAAATAAGCACTTATGAACCAGTTAGCCTCACTTCCAATCTTAGAGCAGTCGGAGTGGAAGAATCCGAACTGGTCCGCCTGATCACCAAGCAAGCTTCTCCCTTTCCGCTTGATCCTGCGAGAAATAGCCAAGGTTCGGCAAACTCGGTCACTGCGAACACCCGCTGGAAGTTCCTGAATCTTCCTCAGAAGGTCGAAGCCTTCCGCTCCTGGCTCTCGGCTCAGGTGAAGCTCCTCATCGTACCTGATCCTACGCCGGGACTAGGACAGGACTACTGGGAACGCTATGCCGTCAAGGGTTATGAGAAAGGCTTAGGCCGCTCCTACGACGATGTAAACCGCAAGTCCGCTATCAACCGCAATGACCTAGCCTACCACGAATCCTCGAAGGTACAGTTCCTCAGAAGCTTTACGGTAGCGGATAAGTTAGTGGGTAACTGTGGAGGTCCGGGAAGTGGAGTACCGGGACCATGTCCTAAAGGTGGCGGCAAAGCGTCTGGTATTGAGGACGGCAAGCTAACCAGGTCGCTTGCTAAGAAGCTTACAGAGGAGCTTCGTCAGCAGGGAATAGATATCATGCACCCAGTAATGGGTATCCTTGCTAGAACAGGACGGGGACTTCGCATAAGCGTCACTAGATCAGAAGGCAAAGTGACAGGGGTACTCACCTATTCAGTAGACAAGGTATCGAAGCAAGTAACCCTAGATCAGATCAGGGCACTAACAGAGAGAAAGGGTGTAGGGACGGAACTACTCTCCAGTGTTGCCAAGAAAGCGGCAGCTAGAGATTACGAGATGGCGGGTTATGGAGTCGTAGCGACCGCTGTTCCGTTCTACCAGAAGCTTGGAGGAGAGATTGCTCAGGTAAGAGCTTATAACCATCCCGACGCTCCTATGAAGTACAGTAGCTATGTGAGACTGCCTAGAGAAGCAGTCAAGAAGCTCGCTGGATTAGTAGGCAACGTCTACTGTGCTACAGGACCTGGAGGCGGAGTAAAGCCTGATTGCAAACTCGGTCCAGATCAAGGAGGCAGTTACGGTGGACAGGGAGAGTTTGGGTTCGCGAAGGACTACCTGAAGCCTAAGCCTTTGAAGACAGAACTAGAAGGCTTGAGGAAGGACTTCGCCAAGGCTGCACAAGAGGAGTACGACGAGTGGGAAGGGGATAACGACCCTGAGATCGGAGCAGGCGGGATTTGTGATCGAGTCTCCAGCAAGATAGCTAGAATTATCGCTTCTAAGGTACACGACGTAGAACTATACGATGGCGGAGCGGAAGGCGATGATCACGCTTGGACGATCGCTAGGGTAGGGGCCAAAGCCTACGCTGTAGACATACCTCCAGGCGTTTACGAAACTGGAGGCGGATACGTCTGGCACAAGATACCTGGCGTAAAGATCAAGCCTAGTGATATCGAAATCTGGGATGTATCCAACTACCTAGACGACTTGGTGGGTAACTTCGCTGGTCTTAGTGCCAGAGTCCAAGCGGCACGGATAAGCCGTGGAGAGAAGATCAAGCTCCTCAGCGACCGTATGTACCACGACTTCGCGAATACGACGGATCAGATGCGGACGGCGATTGAGCGGACCCTGATTGACGGGATGACGACGGGTCAGACTCCAGACCAATTGGCTACGGCACTGGAGAAGAATGTTGATGGCTTAGGGCTGGCCAGAGCAAAGATGATCGCTACCACGGAGCTAACGCGGTCTCACGCAGAAGGGCAACTAGATGCCCTGGATGAGCTAGGGGTCGCTAAGGTCAACATCCTTGCCGAGTGGCGTACCGCAGGGGATGGTCGGGTTTGCCCAATGTGCCGAGCGATGGAAGGCTCGGACCTGACGATCGCGGAAGCTCGTGGACTCATTCCCCGGCATCCAGGCTGTCGCTGTGCCTTTATGCCGGCACTCTACTCCGCTGGTGGACGTAGTAAGTCTCAGAAGCGGAAGACGCAGACCGCGTTAGGTAAGTCGTTGAGAGCCGAGACCGGTGACCGTACGATTAAGGCGGCGAAGCGGAATAGCGGTTGGGCCGGTAAGGGGGTGCGGAATGCGACTCGGAATGTCTTCTGTCCGACGGGACCAGGTGGGGGTGTAAAGCCGGATTGTAAGTTAGGATCTAAAGGACCGGTTGGTGGTGAAGGTGACTCCCGCCGGATCAATATGTTCGAGATTCTCGACAAGCTGGAAGAGCGGAACTACACTAAAGTCGAAGGTAAGAAAGCTGCCTTTCATGGCACGGCTCTAGCTCACCTCAAGGACATCCTCAAGAACGGCATCAATCCTGCTCAATCTGTCAAGTCCTATACCGAGGACTATTACAAGGGTGACCGAGCAGAGTCCGTCTTTGTCAGTCCCTACAAAGGAGTAGCCAAGGAGTACGCTCAGAATAGAGCCAAGAAACTCGGCAAGGGTACTCCCGTCGTCATCGAACTATCCATTCCACAGTCCGAGTACTCCAAGTTTACTCCAGATGAACGGCACATCGGTTTCTCCATGCGGCGGAAGGGACGGATTCCACCGGAATGGATTTCTAAGGTCACAGACGCGGACGGTAAGACGGTAGACCTCTCCTCACTCAGCGAGAACCTAGCAACCAAGAAGTTCTACGTTGGTATTGTTCTCGGCGACCCGGAGCTGATAGAGAATGTTTTCTGTCCGACTGGTATCGGCGGTGGCATCGATCCTTCTTGTGGTAGTAGTAGTAGTGGTCTGGGTCGCACCTTCGACAAGGAAACCGGAACCTGGCGGACCACACCACCCAAGCAACAACCAGCGAAGAAGCCAGGCGAGAGTCTAGTTAAGCACTGGAAGGAGGCAGAGGAACGTTCGGAGTTTGCTCAAGGAGCCGAAGTACGGATCAACCCCGGTCGGCGTACCGTAGACAAGATGCTCAAGCAAACTGGTGCTCAGGTTAAGGGTATCTATGACCACCGAACCGGCGACTTCTATATGTGGGCGGATGATGTAGAACAAGCCCACCATGAAGGAGTCGGTGGACACTTCCGTATTGACATTGACACGCCAACGACGGTCACTTTCACTATTGCTCGACGTAGTCCTAGCTCCGGACCGACGAAGTTGATGACAATTTGGGATGAGCATCGCCGCAAGCATCCAGAGCGTGCTGTACGGGAGTTTGCCAATCAGGTAGGTCTCGATCTCGTTGACAACGTCACATGGAATTGTGGTGGCAAAGGGGGCATACCAGGTCCGTGTCCCGACCCGGCAAGTAAGAGCAGTCTTGGTAGTAAGCTCAAGGGGGTCGGCAAAGCCGTCGTCAAGACAGCCTTCGCCAGTTACCGAGCAGGCCAGATCCTTGCAGAACGTATTTCCAAGGAGCGGGGCTACACCAAGGAACAGTCAGGGAAGCTACGAGGTCTTCTTTCGGCTATGGACCTGGTCGCCAGTAAGCCAGTAGCGATCGGGCTGACGGCGACGGGAGTAGGGGCTGGGTTCGGGGCAGCCTCTGGCTTTGTTCCTACGGCGAGTTTGGGCTATATCGCCTACTCCACTGCCCGTAATCCAAAGGCCACTGTACGAGCCGCTAGAGGCCTTGTACGGGACGCCTTACAACGGGGTATCTTCAAGTCGATCACGGGCAACCGGCTGGTCACACCCCACAACTCTATGCTCATTGCGGACGCCCTGGAAAAGCATAAGTTCGATGACTGGTATATCGCACTCCTCTCCGTAGCGATCGAAGAGACAGGAAGCCTGGAACTCTCAACTCGGATCTCTGACAAGCTCTACTCCACGACCCAGAATGTTTTCTGCTCGACGGGTAAAGGTGGGGGTATTGACCCCACTTGTGCTCCCGATAAGGGTGGCACCTATGGTGGTAGTGGGAAGGAATTTGTTTGGCTGGGCAAGGGTGGCTACTATCCACAACGACCTAAGACGCCGAAGGTGGGATACCATGTCACCAGTGTGGAACACCTAGAATCCATAAGCAAGAAGGGATTGATTCCACAGGTCTCCACCACGGGAGGAGGGGCAGGTAATAAGCCCAAAGCCATTTATATGGCTGACAGTCTACAAGAAGGTCACGCGGAAGGTCAAGTCACCTTGAGAGTAAAGGTGCCGAAGAAGGCAAAGGCATACGATGACACGGAAGTCAGAGAATACAACGGCACTAAGGGTATTAGTGCGGATAAGACTTCAGCATTTCTGATCACCGAGGCAGTACCAGCAAAAGACATTGAGGTTAGTGTAGTCAAGGATGGCAAGCGCACCTGGACTCCTCTACAAAAGTACAGTATCCCGAAGAAAATACAAGAATCACAAGACAGTCACTTTGATCATCAAAAGGTGCTTGAGCAACAGTTAGAAGAGTTGAAGTCGAATCCAAACAAACAGTATGCTAAGGAGATGGCTAAGCGACTGAAGGAGCAGTTAGACCTCCTAGGAAATGTCTTCTGTGCGACGGGTAAGGGG